TGAGTCTTCTCTAATAGACTTAGATAGAGTATCACACGCCATTACTGATATATGGTGGGAAGGTCCCGTATTATTGGGTAAATTAAAATTACTTACAAGTCCAGGTTTTCACGAAAGAGGTATTGTATCAACAAAAGGAGATTTAGCGGCTAACTCTCTTCGTCAGGGAGTTACTTTGGGTATTTCTTCTCGTGGAGTTGGGTCTCTTAAAAAAGTTGGTGAACAAAACGAAGTTCAGGATGATTTTGAATTAATTTGTTTTGACCTTGTGTCATCTCCATCTACACCAGGAGCTTATTTGTTTAGTGAACCTGATCAAAGATTTCAGTTTGAAGAAAATCTTGAGGAGGAGAAAAAAATAAATGCTGAACGACATGTTGGTGAATCTGGTTATAAATCACTTGACTTAATGAAAAGATTATCCGATTATTTGGATAAATAACAAAATTATGGATGAGAAGTATTTTATAGCAAGAATCACAACTGATATGGTTGATGAGAACACAGGAAAAGTGAAAAAAATGAAAGAAGAGAAATTGGTAAAAGGTTATTCACCTACCGATGTTGAGGCGAAAGTAACAAAAGTTTATGAAAATTATTCTATGGATTGGCGAATTACCGCAATTGTGGAATCAAAAATCGATGAGGTTATCGAAGAATAATAATCATTAAAATAATGGAAAATGGGAGGAGATTAAGTTCTTTTCCCATTTTTTTTTGCCTACAAGTGTCAAAAATCAAATTTTTTTTAAAAACAAAGATATTTATTTGATAAACTATTGAAAAATAATATGTCAAAAAACAAAAATGTAGTAGAGGATGCTCTTTTCCAAATTAAAAATTTGGAGGAAGCCCTACAAGAAAATGCAAAAGGAATACTTCATTCTACAATGAAAGAAGAAATCAGACAATTAGTAAAAGAGTCTTTGAAAGAACAAGATGAGACTGAAGATGATGTCGAAGTTAGCGGTGATGAAGAAATTATGATGGGTGATGAAATACCATCAATTGATGATCAAGATGACGAAGACGAAATAATGATGGATGATAAAATGTCCGACATGGGTGACGAAATGCCAAACATGGATGATACCATCGATATGACCGACGCAAGCGATGATGAGGTCTTAAGAGTTTTCAAAGCTATGAGTGATGAAGATGGAATAATCGTTAAAAAAGAAAATGGTATGTTAAATTTAAAAGACGGCGAAGACGAGTACATGATCCAATTAGGAGAATCAGAAGAAGATTTCATGGGTATGTTTGATTCAGATGAAGATGATTCAGATGAAGATGATTTTTCATTCGAAATGGGTGAAGAATATTCTGAAGATGATTTCGAAGAAAAAGACGAAATTATTTTTGAATTAGAACTTGATGATAAACTTCCTATGGAAGAAGAAGATATGAATATGTTTTCTATAGAAGAAGAAGACGATGATGATATCGACTTAGGCCCAATGGAAGAAGAAGAAACTGATATGATGGGTTATGAAAAAATGTCAATCGACGACGAAATCATGGAATCAATTAAAAAATCAATGAAACCAAAAGGTGTTGGGTTAGGGAAAGGTCCTAAATTCGGTTACGATAAAAAACCTAACATGAATGGAGGTTTTAATACTAAAAGAAAAGAAGCGTTTGGTAAAGGAACAAAGGCTGTTGGTACAGGTAAGGCCAAATTCGAATACAAAGAAGGATTTGATAAAGTAACTTTAGGTGGAAACAAAGGTGATAAATCAAAAACACATCCAGGTAAAAAAGATTACATGGAAACAAAAATGATGAAACCTAAAAAAATGGAAACCAAAGAAGCGTCTCGTACTTACGGTAACGGATCTAAAGAAGGAAGAGGTTTAAGAAAAGGTATCACACCTAACAGAAACCTAACATTTGAATCCGTAGATAGGAGCGAATTAAAATTGTTAAGAGAAAAGAATAACGAATACAGACAAGCACTTGACGTATTTAGAACTAAACTAAATGAAACTGCGGTATTCAACTCAAACTTAGCATACGCAACTCGTTTGTTCACTGAACATTCAACAACAAAACAAGAAAAAATCAATATCCTAAGAAGATTCGATTCTGTTGAGAGTTTGAAAGAATCTAAAGCTCTATATCAAACAATCAAAAATGAATTGGGATCAACAACAAAGGGTAGTGAATCAACAATTGTAGAATCAATTGAAAGAATTGTCGTTAAAACACCTTCAACAGGATCGGCAGTAAATTTAATTGAATCTAAAACGTATGAAAATCCTCAATTTATGAGAATGAAGGATTTGATGGCGAAAATAAAATAAACATAAACAAAAAATAAAAAACCAAAAAAATGGGAGCATTATTAGAATCAGGTCTTGTTGGTAACATCGGTCTTAAGCACCTTAAAGTTATCAAAGAAGATACAATTAACAAATGGGACAGATTAGGGTTCCTTGAAGGTCTTAGAGGCCACCTAAAAGAAAACGTAGCTCAGTTATATGAAAACCAAGCTTCTTTCTTGATTAACGAAGCAACTGCTGATGGAGGTTCTAACGGAGCTTTCGAAACTGTTGTTTTCCCAATCGTAAGAAGAGTTTTCTCTAAATTGTTGGCTAACGACATCGTTTCTGTACAAGCAATGAACTTACCTATCGGTAAATTGTTCTACTTCGTACCACGTATCCAAGGTTATCAAGAACTTGCACCGACAACTCATTATCCACCAATTGGATCTCCTGAGGCTGTGGCAGGAACCATTAACGATCCTAACCAAGGATATCCTAACAACCCTAACGCTTACTCTAAAAACCTTTATGACTTGTTCTACGAAGGAAATGAGGCGGCATTAGATCCTCCAGGATTATTTGATTACTCAAAAGGAAGATATACTGCTTGTACATCTAACACAACAGTTCAAAAATGGGTTGGTGATCAATTAGTAAACGCTAGTAATAATGATCCAGTTTATATTGGAAACCATAGAAAAGTTTTAATGAAACTTTGTGGATTTACAAACGTTGGAGCTGGAAAACTTATCGGTCCTGATGGTCAAGAAATGGATACAGAATCTTTCTTATCTGATTTGACAATTACTAAAGGTCTTGGTTTAGGTTTAGATGCTAGTACTCCATGTCCAGTTGGAGCTGGTCCTCTATTATTTAGAGTTGTTACTCAAATCTACGGAAAAGGTATCGTACAATACGGAAACCAAAGAAAAACTAACTTTAATTCATTTACAGGTGCTGCGGCGACTTTGAATGATTCAGGTAACGGAGGTTCTTTCTATGATATCTGTGATACAGAAGGATGTATCTATTTAGAAGTTGATTTATCTTGTCCAGCATGTCCTACATGTGGTGACGATAGTTTAGATGGTTACACAGGAACTACAATCACTGGAATTACATCAGGTACTTCATTCAGCGCAACTTGGAGACGTTACGAAGAGTTAGAGTTTGAAGACAAAATTGGTGAGGTTTCTTTTGACCTTGAGTCAGTAACTGTATCTGTTACAGAAAGAAAACTAAGAGCACAATGGTCTCCTGAATTAGCTCAAGACGTTGCGGCGTTCCACAACATCGATGCTGAAGCTGAATTGACAGCATTGTTGTCAGAGCAAGTAGCTGCTGAGATCGACCGTGAAATTTTACGTGACTTACGTAAAGGTGCGGCTTGGAACTTACGTTGGGACTACAACGGATGGAGAAGAATTGGTGCTACCACTTCTTACACTCAAAAAGACTGGAACCAAACTTTGATTACAGCAATCAACCAATTGTCAGCACAAATCCACAAATCTACTTTGAGAGGTGGTGCTAACTGGATCGTTGTATCTTCTGAGGTTTCTGCTATCTTTGACGATTTAGAATACTTCCACGTATCTAACGCGGCTCCTGAGCAAGACCAATACAACATGGGTATTGAAAGAGTTGGTACATTAGCAGGTCGTTACCAAGTTTATCGTGATCCTTACTTCCCACCAAACCAAGTTTTGATTGGACACAAAGGAACATCATTGTTAGACACAGGTTACATCTACGCACCGTATGTACCTCTACAATTAACACCTACAATGTATAACCCATTCAACTTTACGCCAATCAAAGGTATTATGACCAGATACGCGAAGAAGATGGTGAACAACAGATTTTACGGAAGAATTACCGTAGATGGTGTTAGAACATTTGACTTAAGAGAATTGAGATAATCAAAATCTTAAAAATAACATTAAAGGGACAAGAAATTGTCCCTTTTTTTATTTAAGTAAAGTTCTAATTGCTTTTGAAATGATTTCAGTTTCACCGATTGTAAAAGATCCTTTTCTATGTGCGGACTTCACAGATTCAACTAAATAATAAAGTGCATGTTCATTATCCATAGTGGACAATATAAGTTCTAAATGTTCTTCAGATAATAAATCTATTGTCCCAAAAAGATTTCCGTATTTTTCTTGTTCCATAACAGAAATATAAGATATTTATAATTATAATCAAATGAATAAGTTAGATCAAATAATTAAAAAAGTAATAAA